ACTGCCACCTGGTATGCTAGCGGCAGTCAATCAGCAGACAGGAGAGAACTACGAGAAGACACCAAAGACAAAGAAGAAAGTAGAGTCAATCTCTAACGCCAAGATTCTCAAGACGATGACAGCATCTCTTGAAAAGATTCAAGGTCAGTTGTCTTCTATTGATAACGAGCTAAAGAAACAGAACGAACTACTGGGTGCTGCTGTTGGTACTACAGTCAGTAATCTCAATCAAATTGAGACAACTTATGATGCATTGAATGATAGGTTCGATGACATTCTCAATGCATTCCAAGCCGACTATGAGGCAGAGAAGAAGAGAATAGATGATGAAGAGACTGCTGCAGCCATCGATGACCAGAGGGGTCAAGATGATATGGCAGAAAATTATGGTGTAGAAAAACCTGGAGCAGAGAAGAAAAAAGGTGGAGGTCTTGGGGGACTACTACGTAATGCCGCAAGACTTTTGAGGTTCCTTAAGGGTGGTGGTCTGAAAAAACTTATGAGGAGAATGAGGAACCCTCTTAAGACTGCTAGAGCCTTTTTGAGAAAAGGTAGGATGGGTATCACCAGTAAGTTGAGAAACATTCCTGGTGGTCGAGCGATATCGAATCAAGTACAGAGAGCAACGAGATTCCTCCGTGGTGGTGCTGCAAGTAAAACTGCATCAGCAGCAGCGACTCAAAGCGGTGCTAGAGGTGGTGGGATGCTCTCTAAACTTGGTGGTCTACGAGGTCTAGTTAGAAGTCCTCTTGGTAGATTTGCTGGGCGAGGAATGGTTGGTCTGGGTTCTTTCATGGGCATCACTGCCACGATGGAGCGTTACCAGAAGATGAACGATCCAGAGTTCCAAAAAATGGTAGCGGAGAAGAAAAAGAGAGGGGAAAAACTATCAGAACTTGAGATGATGTCTAACCCTTTTGGTATTGCTACTGGTGCCTTGAGTGCTATCCCTGCTTTTGGTCTACCCGTGATCGCTGGAGAGATGCTTGGTGGTGCTGCAATTAACTACGGTATAGATCGTCGTAAAGAACAGAAAGCAAAGATGGACCAGTTCCTAACGGAACTTGGTGGTGGTGATCCTAATTTTGATGCAACTCCATTCATAAACACTCCAGATAATCCTGTAACGATAGAACAAGGTAGAGACAATAGAAATATCTTCCAGAAGATGGGAGATAGTTACAACAATTGGGTCTATGGCACCAACAAAATGGAGCAGGGTGGTAGCGGATATGGTAGTCCCGAACTGCACGGTGTTGAAGCTCTGATTGAACCTGGATTCTACAAAGATCTAATCAATCCTCTTGGTGGTATGATACTGGCTGCTAGCAGCAAAGTATTAACTGATGCAGGACCACTAGCGAAAGCAGTAGCACCCACGTTCCAGCAAGAGGCATCGAAGTTAGCGAGCGTGTTTGATGTTCCTACTTCAGTGGCGTCTACAAATATTGGTGGGTCTGTCGATGCTGCTGCCAATGCTATCAACAAAGCAACTGGGGTAGACTCTCCTGCTGCAGCCGCTGCTCCATCAGTAGAAGGTATGAATGTAGCAGAGAAAGAGGACGAGGAGAGGAAGGGACCTCTTGGAATGCTTGGTGGATTGTTTAATCGTCTTGGCAATCTCTTTGGTGGAGGTGACGATACAAGTGGTGATCGTGGTCCTGGTGCTGGCAATTATTCAGGTGAAAGTTTCTCCACTACTGGTGGAGCGAAAGTAACTGATGCAAATATCAGTAGAGGATTTGCTGTGCGAGATGGTTTAGGATCTGGTAGTAGTGCTACTGGACACACTGGTCTTGACATTGCTGGCAAAGGATTTGAAAGAGGCACACCCATCTCGGTGCTCCCACCAGGTGAAGTGATAGACGTTGGATTGATGGGTGATGCCTCTGATCCTGGCGGACCCAGCGGAAACCAAGGTGGGTACGGTAACTTTGCTGTTGTTAAACTGGACAATGGTGGTGTCATTAAAATGTCTCACTTTGATCAAGTTAACGTCAGTAAAGGACAGCGAGTTGGTAAGCAGTCTGATGGTAAGTTCCCAGTCATCGGCAAGCTAGGTAACACTGGTTTGAGTACGGGACCACACCTCCACTTGGATCTTGGAACTGGATATAATCCTGCTAATGCTGCTGTCTCTGGACTAGAAGATCCGATGCCTCACATCGGAGATCTGATCAGAGGTGGTGGTAACTTTGCAGGCGGTGGTGCTGTAGGTCTCAACGGAGAGGAACAGATTACTGTTGGTGAAGAAGGACCAGAGATTGTTATGAAAAACTTGGTGTATGGTACACCACCAGTTCTTGATCACCTACTAGCAATGAATGATGCTGGCACAGCATCGGAATTGATTCAAACATATCGTTCCTTTGCACCTGAAGTGCTGGAATATGATGCAGAAGCACAAGAGTTAGGTGAGACAATTATTGTCATGACTCCTCCGACTCCGCCAGAACCACCTCTTGCTGTGAAACCATCAAACACCATCACTAGACCAGCGAGATCAATTACACCTGGGAAGGCAGCGTATCACTACGCTCTCTTCGCCTAAATATCTGGGGGGTCTAATCAATGGCAGCATTTACCGAAGGGTATACAGATACAACAAAACCAGGTAAGGATCATATTGGTAGTATGATCTCCAAAGTTCTCGCTGCCAGAAAGATGGCGAGGGAGGAGAGAGAATTAGCGGAAGCGAAGGCAAAGAAAGCAGGGTATGACAGCCTAGAAGAAGTAGGTGTAGAGAAAGGGTTCTTCTTTAAGGCAGCACTGAAGAATAAGTTCGGTGGATCATACATCAGCGGAAAGAAACAAGACATTCAGCAGGCAGTTGATCGTGTCAAGCTGTTAAAGAATCCGAAGGCACAGTTCTGGAACTTTGTAGACAACAGAGATGCAGAAGGTAATGAGATAAAAAAGAAGAGTAACCTAGAAAGGTTTCGTGAACAGTTTGATAACTATAATTTCCAGAGTGCCCAGCGTCCTCCAGAGGGAGTAAAGGCAGAGACACCTGCCATTCCCAAGAAGATGTCTCCATTTGAGATGGAGCAACAGCGCAAGGCACTCACTGAAGAGAGAATGCTTGCCCAGGTTGAGGAGAAGGTAGCGGAAGCAGCGTCTGGTGGTAAGCAGAGAGCATCTAGAGAGGATCTACTACAGGCAATCAATGCGATTGCACAGTCACTAGACAAGACGGCACAGTCTATCAACAACAGCATCGGTGACTCTAAACAGATCGCATCTGATGTTCATGCGATGAAGACTGATGTTGTCAATCAGATCAGTGAAAGAACTGATGGTATTGAGGACAAGTTAACCAAGATCGCTGAAGCAATCAATGCACAGACTGCATTGAGGAAGAAGAGTGCTGATGATGCGGAGACATCCGCAGCTATTGGTGTTCAGAAGGACGTGAATGATGTCGCTAGAGATATTACTTTCGATGATACAACTACAGATATAGATGAGTCTGCACTTGATGATGATCAACTAGACTACAAACCAGAACGACCTGATGCATATGAACAGAGGGATCAATGGCGTGAGCAACAGATGCGCGAGGGTCCACAGGCAGAGCGTGGCGCTATCTTATCTGGACCTGACAGTGGATACAAAGTACCTGGTCTGACATTACATGGTGACGAGGCAATCGTACCATTAGACAACAACTACACGCAAGGAGAACCAAGTGCAGTCGATGGTAAGGTGAGACCAGTACCTTCAGAACCTATGGTTCCTCCTATGAATGTTAATGTCAACAATACATATGAGACAGGAACTCCTGGTGTGTCTGTATCTCCTATCCAAATGCCTGACCTGATGGGAGACAGTAGTTTACAGCAACCACTGGTAGATGCTATGGCATTGCCTACCAAGATTGCTGGTGGTATGGCACTTGCTAGTGCTAGTGAGTTGATCAAACAAATATCTGGAGACAGTCCAGCAGTTTCTAGTGAACTATCAAAAGTTATCACTCCACTAGCTACTATCTTTGACCTGCCTGAAGGTCTAGTAAACAAAGCGAAGGGTAGTGACAGTCTAGGAAAGGAAGGAACTATTGGATCAGCAGCTGCTAATGCTACTGTAAAGGCGGAGAAAAATATCTTCCAGAAAGCATTCGATGGTCTTAAGAAACTGTTTGGTGGTGGCGATGACAATGATGGTGGTGGTGATGGTGTCACACAAGTTACCGTAAGTGGAGGTGGTAGTAATCTACAGGGATCACAGGCAGAAGTTGCTGAAGTCATGACCTCCGAGTTTAAGTCTCAAGGACTGTCAGATGAGGGTGCTAGACTTGCTCTAGCAGAGATTGGTAGAGAGAATAGTTTGAGAAAAGATCTCATTCTAGGAACACATGATGATGGTGGTGTCAAAGCATACGGTGCTGTCAGTTGGCAGGGTGGACGTGAAAAAGTATTGATGGATGAGTTGAGAGCTAGAGGTATTGATCCTAGCGAAGCAGGACTAGCAGGTAGTGGTGATGAAGGTCTCAAAGCAAATGCTGCAGCGATGATTAAAGAAATCTCTGCTCGTGGTCACACAGAACTGCTAGAGTTACTTAAGAAACCCAACCTTACTGAAGCAGAAAAGGATAGGGTAAGAAAACTATTCAAAGACGAATACTTTGTATACAATCAGAGTATTCCGCTCCAAAGATCCAGAGACTGGTATGAAACAGTCGGTGATATGACTTCTCCTCCGACACCACCAGGAGAGAGCCCAGACCCTGCGTCTGTAGCACCATCTAGTTCTCAAGCAATCAAAGAAAACTTTGGTGCAAACCCAGGAGAAAGAATACACTTCGAGTATGATGGCAGACAATATAATGCATACAAACTACGTGGTGGTGGGTTTGATTTATATCGTGGTCGTATGCAGATAGATACTCGTGATGGTAAAAATGCTGCTATACTTAACGCATTCATAAAGCATGGTCGTGAGAGAGTTAAACCACCAGAACCTCCAGCACCTCCTGCACCAAAAACAGAGGTAACTGAAGCACTGCGACCAGTTTCTACAGCGGAGAGAGCTAGGGTGGCGATGATAAATATGGGAGGAGAACAACCAGTGACTGCTGGTACTGGTGCTGTTCCTACACCAGATCAATCTACGGTGGCACCTTCGGTATCATCACTGACCAAAGAAGTATTTACAGTTGATAGTGTTACAACATGAGTGATAATAATCAAGAGTTTCCATATGCTTCTAGTCTAAAGATAGACGAGGCAATTATCACTGGGTTGGATGGCACCGAGGTGTCTATCATTGGATTGATTAAAAGTTTTCAATACTTTGAAGACATTGACATGCCAAGTATCTCTATGAACTTGGACATCGTTGACAACGCAGCAAATATTATTTCATCTCTACCTATTCAAGGGTATGAGAATGTCAAGATAGTCTTTGGTGGTGCTGATGAAGAGTTACTAACACTGAACCTCAAAGTAGCAAAGATATACAATCGTTTTTCTGCTGATAGATATCAAGAATATTCTCTAGGTCTAGTGTCCAATGAACTCCTAGTCAATGAGAGTTTGAGACTGGGAGAGAGACTAGCGGGCAAGTCTGAAGGTATTGTCACTCAACTAATGGAAAGATTGGGAAGTGATAAGAGACTTATCAGTGACCCTTCTATGTTTAAGGTGACATTCCTTCCTGGTAAGAAGACACCTTTCTCTATCATCAGCTCAATGAAAGAGAGAACTGTACCTGAAAGTGCGAAGACATCTTCTGGTGGTAGTAGCACAACATCAGATCTTTTGATATTAAAAGGTAGTGCAGGATATTATTTCTACGAGAACTATGACGGGTATCATTTCAGATCAATTGACTCACTCAACTCTGTAAAGACCAACCCTCCTGTAGACACATTCTTTCAAGAGAATGATCAGATCAACCCGCAGAATGCTCCGCGTAAAATTCTTGACATTGATTTCCAGCAGGAGATTGATATCCTATCCAAGTTAAGGATGGGTACTTACTCTAACGTCATCTGTTTCTATAACTATAGCACTGGTGCTTACGAAGAGTATACCTATAACCTAGGTGATCGTTTCGATGACATGGAGCACCTAGGATCACAGTCTGGTCTTGCTAAAGGACAGGCAACTCTTGCTGAAAATCCTAGTAGAATTATGTCTGTGTTGATGGACCACGAGACCTGGTTTGATGGTGTCGAGGTAGCATCACCAGAGGATAAAGATGGTGGCAAGAAGAACACAACAGAGTTTCCTGACTGGCAGAAGTATGTCGTAGCCCAGTCAATTGCAAGGAAGCAGTCGCAGAACAATCAGCAGGTGTTCATTCAGATACCTTTCCGAACTGATCTACGTGTTGGACAGACAGTTCAGATCATGATTCCTAACAACATTCCGTCGTCAGAAAGAGAGGAGAACGATGTCTTTGATAAGGAGCACAGTGGTGCTTACTTGATTGCAAAGCTGCAGCACTCCGCTGATGCTCTTAATGCTAAAGCAAATACATATCTTACTCTTGTCAGGGATTCCTATGGTATGCCTGACGAACCCTCTGATGTAGCGACTAAATAAAAATAAACCTTATTGGTATGGATCCAGTATTATCATCATTTTTATCAACAAACCAAATAGGTGCTGATGGTTTCAACTGGTGGATTGGACAGGTTGAGACAGGCAGGGAGAGTGACCCTAAAAAGTCTGGCAGATACCGTGTGCGTATTGTTGGTGTTCACCTAAAGGAAGGTCAAGCAACACCAACCGAGCAACTGCCATGGGCAAACGTAGTCATGCCTGTGACCACACCATTCAGTGATGGTAAGTCCAGTGCTACTGCAGAACTTCGCCCAGGTAACTGGGTCATTGGTTTCTTCCTTGACAATGATCACCAGAGACCCATCATCATGGGATCGGTTGGTCACACCAAAGGATCTACTGTTGTTGTTAATGATGACAGTAAAGGTGGTGGTGATGGTCCCCGAGAATTACAGAGGCAACGTGCTTCTGATATTATTCCACAAGCAGATAGATCTCAAGACAATCAGGACGGAACCGATCCCGAGACTGGTGCTAACATAGACAGTGGTGAACCAGCTGCTGCTCGTTCTAATGAGGAGAAGGGTGCTCCTGCTATCATCGCTGCCCTACGTGGAAAGCATAGTGAGACCAACCCTATTGGATCACAGAACTGTGTTACTATTGCCAACCCGAAGTGTGGTACGGAGAGTAACTTCGGTAAGCAGATGCAGAATATCATTGGTGATATGCTCGCT